TTCAAGTAACTTTAACTTTTCTTCCAACTTGATAATGATCTCAACGTCACGAATGTTATATTCAATAAATTTCTGGAAGTTTAGTCGATATAAGGTATGGAGATTATCATATTCATCATAGGCAATCTTACCTTCACCCAACTCAACTTGAGCAATGTTATCCAACCGATACGATTCTTGCGACTTACCACCAGGAGCATACCATTTGTATAGTTCGATATAATCAAGTGAGGCAACACCAACAAGATAGTATTCGGTCATCTCACGACCATTGATGATGGCTTTTCGTTCTGAAATATAATTCCAAGGAGATAGTTTCTTGGTTGCATCTTCTCCAAGAAGTTTCTTAAAACGATTTACGATGTATGGTATATCAAAGAACTTGGTATTCCAACCAGTAATGATGTCAGGACATTTACTTGTCCACAAGGCCATGAATTGTTTACATAAAGAATATTCATCTTTACATTTCACATAGATTTCTTTACCTTGTGTTTCATAGATTCCACAACCAAAGACATAGGTCTCACCATTAAGATATTTCACACAAATGGCTGTGATAGGTTCATCTGCTTTATATGGATCAGGAAACCCATTCTCAGAACCTACCTCGATATCGATTACGGCAATTGAAATTTTCTCATAATCATAGTCGACCATACCATTGTGTTCATCGGCAATAAAAGCATATTCAAAACGAGTTTGACCATAGATTTTAGAGGCGTTAGCCACACCATCAAATTGCTTGATAAAATCTCTGGCCGATTTGGTATTGCCAAAGATTTTCTGGTCGAGGTAATCACCTTCGAGTGTGGTGAAGTTTGTTATTTTCTTGGATGGCAAATACAAAGATGGAGAATACTCTATCTTATCTTTGATTCTTTTACCATCAACAACACCCCGATAAAGGATGTTGTTACCAAAACATTGGACATTTGTGTAGAATTTTGTCATTAACCTGTAATAATTTGTTTTTGTGGAGGTACAACAAGGCCGGAACCAAAGATTTGCTTGTAATTATTAACAAAATCTTCTGCCGGTACATAGGAGTATACTACATGTTTCTTGGCCAAGGCAACCGTGGCACCAGTCTTTTGTTCGGCATGAAGTGGGAATGGAGAGAATCCAATATTAGGTTGGCCATCTTTACCACGGACTACCGTGATACCTACTGGATTGACAATGACAAATTCAGTTTCGGATTGAGAATCGATCTCACCTAAGATATCTTCACCGGTGATTAATTTTAAAGCAATGATTTCCATGTTATTTCCTTTTTATTATAAATACTTACAATGATTTGAACATTTAATTATACTATTTTTTATCCTTTTTGTCAACACAATAATGGTATACTTAGATGCCCGATCCAATATCTGCTGGCGGCCAGACCGCTGTTTCCTCTTTGAAAAGTGCGCAACAAGTTGGTAAACAACTAGGCGCTGTGGTTGCTGATCAACAAGCCGACATGGAAAAATCGGTCCAAGAACAGCATAAACAAAGGCTCTTGGCACAAAAAAGAAAAGACTATGAGCACTCAATAGAAGAGTTTAGAGCCTTTGAAAGATATGAGAAAGATAAAGCTCACGAAAAAGAAATAGCAAAAATTAAAGCTCAAGCCATTGCAAAATATGGTGCTGGTGCTTGGAATGAAATTGAATCATTAAAACAGAAATTGAAAAAAGAAAAAGAAGAAGAAGCAAAATTAATGGACAAAGATCGTGAAAAGGTCCAAGAATTATTCTGGTGGTGTATGACGGCAGCAGCTTTAATAACATATTTTTTTAAGTTGTATAAAATATGAAAAAATTGCAACCAACAGTTTTTATTTTAGTTTTGATTCTTTGTTTGGTATTAATGGTAGTTGAATCGGGACACGTTTTCAAATAAACTAAAGTGAGGTTATTATGTTATCTAAAATTGTTTTTATATTTTGTTTTTTAGGAATGTCGTTGTTAATGATAATGGAATCTTTAGCTAAGTTTTAGCCTATCTTCCTCTTCCCGCTTTTCTCATCACATTAGGTTTTGGAACAAACTTAGGTTTATTAACCTTTGGTGCTGGTCCTACTGGCTTTAGATCACGAACCTTTTTTAATTGTTCTTCACGAAATTTTTTGTCATCAGACATATTTTCTCCTTAATAGATAAAAACAACTTCCGTAATGGGGATAACATAATCTTCATCGGCTACCTTAACCGCTTTATTCCAATTCACCAGTAACTCATCACCAATCTGTACTTCATCAACTTTAGGACCAAGAGCAACAACTTTTGCACGGTCTGGTGCTTCTGTGTACTTTAGAATGATACCTGATGCCGTCTGTTTCTCTGCGGCGATTCTTGTCACAATGATATTATTTTTTAATGGTTGCATAATTTTCTTTCCGCAATAGCTCTTTGAATTTTGTTGATATGTTTTTTACGAGCACCTTCAAGTAGTTTCTCTAACTGTTCAATATTCAACGGACCTAATCTCTGTTTACCATTTTTGGTCAACATTGGATTTTTCTTTTTAGATTTTGCAACAGCCATAATATACCTTTTAAAAGTGGAGCGGGATATTGGAATCGAACCAATAACGAGAGGTTGGAAACCTCTAGTTTTACCATTAAACTAATCCCGCATGGACTACATTAGCCACAGTTTCTATGTTTGCTACCGATAACTCGGTTCGTCTAATGCAGTTTAAACTGGAGCGGTGGTCTGCTATGCTCAGATAATATAAGAGGGTATCTCACATCGTACTATTACACACCGCATATTACTTTTCTTTATCTTTTCTTGCCTTACCTTTTGCTTCAATTCTGGCAAGTAAATCTAATAATTCTTTTTTAGTTAACATTCTACCCCAAGAAGGAGTGTTATTTGCTTTTTCTGTCATATGTAACATGATATCATTACTTATACATCATTGTCAAATGGTTATAGCAAAATATACCAAAATAAACTTTACTATAACCACTCTTCTTAGACTTCTCTAAACGCCTTACTGCTTTGTTACTTTTACGATGAACTCCAGCCTTACGAAACAATGCCAACTTGACAAGATAGTTTCGTGGTTGAGGAGTAGTTTTCTTTTTCATGATACTCTCCTGTTGATAATACTTTATAAACTTATTGTGGGGGTTTCCAACCTAGAGATTCTGGAACAATCTGACTGTCCGGATCTTGAATGCCAAAGAATACTTCCCACAATTTCTCTTTTATTGCGAACTTACTAAACAAACCAACTTCTGTTCCAAATGCTTCTATTTCCCAAGGCTGAACCCAATAATCCATACTATCAGAATCAACCTTCTTTCCTTTCCAACGAGTTAATGTTTCGTTGGTTTCATTATAAGCATATTGCTTAATGTGTGTCATTTCGTGTGCCAAGGTTTTTAATATCTCAGCTGCACCAATTCCAGGATGAAGTTCAATTTGAAACTCTCTCGCCTTACGACTTTCATTGTACTCTAAAATTTCAGCGTAACCATAGGCCTCAATCTTAGGATTAAATCTAATCCGTAGATAGATATTTTCTCTTAACTTTGGTGATATAAGTTGTTCAGCATAAAATACAGCAGCTCGTTTTACATACGGCCTGAAGTGCTTTTTATCGGGACAACCAACTATACTTAGCTGCATTTGGGGCCTCTCTCCTTAGTAAATTGACCCAATACAAAGCTATTTAGGAACCAAACTCTTTTCACCAGGTGAAATCACAATACTACTTTAGATACCATTATAACACACTTCTCCAAGAAAGTCAAGCCGTCTGTCTACTACCATTCACCATTATCAAACCATAAACGAATTGTAACAGGCAACAATTCAATCACCAAAGCATCTTGTTCCCAAGCTTCATTCGACTTGTTATAATTAAAACTAATTCTCCAATGAAATGGATTTAATTTAAAAGTAATATTACAACCAGAGTACATTAGCCAATCAATCATTATATTCCTAACTGAGATTTAATATATTTGTCTTTCAACATATCTGGTATGTTTAGATATGGTTCTTCTAATAGAAAAGGACAAGGAGATCCCCACCTGTTTTCATTTAAAAAATATCTCAATAAATTTATATGATACTTATTTCTTGGATCAAACAAATATTTTGGATTGCCCAATGTTTGTTGCTGTGTTAGAAAACTCATTTAATATACTCCACATTATCTTTGCGCATGTAAAAAACCACCTGATTTTTTTTTGGATCAGGTACTTCTCTAACTACGGGAATAAAAGTTATACCTTCAATCTCATTGGTTGACCAATTCGAATAAGTGTAATAGACATCTTGATTCGTTTTTGAACGAACCTTTTTAAGAATGGCTTTACCGCCAGTTGTCATGGCAATATAACCAGGTCGAGAGGGTTTAGTTTTGTTCCAGTTTTTCATGATATAATTATAACTCAAAAGGAGGGGGCTGTCAAGAGCCCCCTGTATTATCTACCGTTTGGGTAGTTCAATTGTTCCCATTCCTCATCGGATACAGGCCACCAGTTACTCATCTTTTGATTTTACGGCAATCTTCTTTACCGCATCCTGTGCTTTTACCATGGCTTCTAACCAGATTTTAAGCATACCATTAGTAATTACGGCATCCTTAATCTCTACCTTATCGGCAAGAGTAAAGGTACGAGAAAAATTACGGTTGGCAATACCTCTGTAGATGAAACTAGCCGGATCTTCTTCAGATTCAACTGCAGAACCTTTGATTACCAATTTACTACCGTCTAAGGTAACTTCAATATCAGTTTTAGCAAAGCCAGCAACTGCCAGTTCGATGACATACTTGTTGTCTTTTACTTGTTTGATATTGTATGGAGGGTAGCTAGTTGTTGCTTTAGCGACTGTTTCAGATACTTCACGGATTTGGTCCAATACGTCATCGAAACCAACTGTGAACGGATCCAAAGTTTTGTGGAGGGAAGCCCATTGTGGGATTAAAGATAAAGTTGTGCTTGTCATAGATTTCTCCTTAATTAAGCGAGTTACATTAAATTAAGATACCCCGAAGGCATATCTGGTTTATACTGGTTACGGTATCCAGCGGCATCGTAACGTCATGCCCGCTTTAAAACGCTTCGTAAACTTAGCGGTCCTAAGGTGAAGCCAGTATAATCTTATTTATACTAGAAAAGTAAATAGTCCAGCGGTTATTAATAATAAACCAGCCCAACTACCTAGTGCTTTATAATATGTTTTGAGTGGTGTACCAAAATAACGGTTACCAACCATAACACATTTATGCGTAGGACTTAATAAGTAACCAGCATAATCTACTGCAAAGAACCACATAAAATATTCTTGGCCAAATACTTGAGCCATCAATACGGCGATTGCAATAAACTTACCGCTACTACCCATCAGGAAACTTACAACAAATCCAACAAGCGAAATCAAGGTCATACCAATTAAAGAGTGTGGGTCAAAACCCGAACCTTTAATGTATGTAATAAATTCGTTATTGTAGGATTTAAAGAAGTTACCTAGAATGATAACTGCGGCGACTGTACCTAATACTTCCCAATTCACATAACTTAATAATTTTGGAATACGCCATTGTTGTGTAATAAAAACATAATACAATGCCAACAAACCAAAAATTATAAAAACATTATCTTTACCGCCACCATAAATGTAAGCACCCAAAGCAATAAACATAGGAAAGACATTACGCATTACTGTGCTGAGTTTGAAGGTGTCTGGTTTGATAACCACATCTTCTTCTTTTACTTCATGCCAAATATACCAAGAAATAAAAATAAAACTAACAATCAGTAATGGTGCAATCATGCCCATAAATGTTGCATAGGTAAGACCAAATGCTGCAATAGGAAGAACAACTGTTTTCTCTAAAGGTGACCACATATAATAGTGGTGTGTCGATAGATAATCAACGATGCCCATCTTCTCACGACCTGGACCATTTTTTGGAACTACGGTGTCTAATAAACCTGCTGATACTGTTACTCTGCCTTCAATTGGTAAAATACCGCCAATAGCACTTAGAAGAACAACAACAAATTTATTAGAACGGAAGGTGTTCTTAATATAAGAGTACGCTGGGGCAAAAAGAGAATACTCTTTGGCTAGTCCAGCAGCAATCATTATAAAGAATACCATCCATAGATAGCCTAGGCCATCTAATAGTTTTAATACATCCATATAATACTCCTCAAATCAAATGCACCACAGAATCATGGTATAATCATATTTATTACATCAATTAATAGGCGCCTGGTTTTTTACCAATATTGTATTTTGGTACCAGTTCCCAATCATCTTTTTCTTTATGAGATAGTATCTTAATCTGTGATAGAAAAATAGGAGGAGGATTCTCTGCCTTATCTCTATTGATAATCTTTACCAGTCCCCAATCTTCCAATAACTTAGCAATTGCATTTCTACGAGATAAATCGTTTTCAGAAATGTCACTAGGCTTACCATCCAAAGCAAATAGTTCTTTGAAATGTACGATATAATATCTACCTTGTTTATGTAAGATATGGCAAGATTGGTATAAAATTCTGTCTTTTTTGGAAGCCACACCGATTCGTGTGAGAGTTTCACGCACTTTGAGGAAATCGTCCTTCTCACCTAATGTAACTTCAACCAAATCTAAAATTGAAATCATTACTTGTTCACTCCGCCTTTTGCTGTTTTTATTTTTATTTCAGCGAGTTGTTCATCATTTAGAATTCGTAAGGCTTCCTTGGCTCTTTCATTAGAATAGCCAAAATATTGCTTCACACATTCTATATCTTTGTCGACCTCTGATTTCTGCCACGGTTGAAATTTCCGTTTCATTGGTCTTATGGTATTTAGAAGATATGAATATTGCATATCGGAGTCAAGCCCCGTATGAATATTCATCTCATTCACATATAGAACACAGTCCATATGATACGACAAAGCACGATTTACAACAAAAGGTTTGTAATCCTTGTAATCATATTCATCTTGAAAAACAGACTTCTTCTTCTCCAGTATAGACGGAAGAATCTCTTTGAATAAATCTGGCATTATTTGAACTCACAATCCACCATAATTTCTGTCAGACAAGCAACCATATTAATCTCATGATCAGCCACGAAAGCTGCCTGATATTGATACTTAGCAAGAATCAAAACTAGTTGAGGAACGGATTGAGGTTTCAATACCTCATAAAGAGTATCGTATAGTTTACGATAGATTTTGACCGGATCATTGTCAAGGTTAGCAGTAACCCATTTACGAGTTGAGCCAAAGTCTTTAGATTTTAAAGCTGTAATGAGGGTATCAAGTTGAATGTCAGCAACATTAGAAAGAATACCAGAATCAATTGTGCCAGAAACCGAATATCGTTGCAGTTCATTAAGAACCCTACGATTATCAGGAAAGTGTTTTGTGATAACTGCCGCAACGACATCTTTTGAATAGGTGATATTTTCCTTTTCAAGAATCCATTCAACTCTTTTAAAGAATTGAGCAGCCATTTTTTGTTTGGCGCCATTGATTTTAAAATCGACCACAGAACAACGAGAGTGGATTGGATCGATGATACGATTCTTATAATTACAAGTGAATATGAACGAACAGTTTGAGGAGAACTCTTCAATCGCTCCACGCAATGCTGGTTGAGTTGAATTAGGATTAAGATAGTCGGCCTCATCAATGATAACAACCTTCCGGCCACCAGCAAGAGAAACTGATGAAGCATAGTTCTTAATCTTTGTCCGAAGGACATCAATACCTGATTCGTCTGAACCGTTAATAACAATAAAGTCACACCCAACTTCATTACATAGTGCTTTAGCAATAGTTGTTTTTCCAACACCTGCTGAACCAGATAATGATAGATTAGGTATTTCTTTTCGGTTAACGTACTCTTGAAAGGTAGATTTAATCGCATCAGGTAAGATACAATCTTCAATAGTTTTTGGCCGATACTTCTCGACCCATAGTAAATGTTCCATCACAAACTCCCATAATATAATACATCTTATTCAAAAATACAATTAATAATCAAGCGATACTTCTTGTCCGTTGGTATGTTACCGGAATGTATCTGGTTAGAATCAAATATGATAGCACGACCTTTAACTGCTTCTATCCTTTGTTGTATAGTTAACTCTTCTTTAATAGGCACTCCATTATACTTCTCATTATATAAAATGGTTTCACCGTCAGAATTGTTTACATAGTACAACAATGTTTTTCTATTTCCAATATAACCTGTTGAATCATATGAAGATTCATCACCATCATCCGTATGTGGTCTTTGTAGTTTTACTCCGACCTGAGGCATTAATAAATTAGCTTTGATTCTTGATGCAGATTTTATCTTACCAAATTGATTCTCATAACAAGCAATCAATGGTGCAATATAGTGCAGGTGTGCTGATTTGATTTTATTGTTTTCAATAAACGTATGTCGGAATTGAATATGTTCAGCCGTTGGTTGATTTGTAAAAAACAAATCTTCTAACTCCGTACTACTACTCACCGAATGTTTATGGAACGACCAAGCGATATCTTCACCACCCATTAATTTATAAATTGAATCTATATAAACTTCTGGTAAGAAGTTATCAATAATGATTGGTTCCATTAATTGGTGGCCAATGCACCGTTAATAACACCAACCACTTCACTATAGTTTTGTGTAACGCCAATCGTTGCACTAGGAATACCAATGACAACAACCTCTTCATTGAGTTCTTCATTTTTATGTGTAACAACACACAAAACGTGTTTTGGATTAATTGCAACTGGATTACCAGTCATTTTGTCCGTGAATTGAACTAACATATTATTCTCCTGTTTTAGTTTCTTTTGCTTCAAATGCGATCCAATATTGGATATCTTCTTTCGTATTCTTGAAATGACCAATACCCTTGAAAGAGATTTCAACATCATAACTTCCAGGAATCATTTTGATATTTTCAGTTTTGAATACAATATTATACTTCTTGCCATTACCTTCGCCAACTTGGGTCGAGTTTGTGTGTGCGGAATTATCTAAGGCATCAAATGTAACCACTTCGATTGCATCACCATCGGACTTGATACCAATGTGTGGTGAACTCAAAACAGAAGATGATGACATGATTGATTTGTAATCTTCTTCAGAAAGAGTGAAAGAACAATCAACAGAAGGAAGAGTAATCTCTTTTTCTGGAGGAGTAACAATCATCTCCTTTGCCGTCATACGATAGTTTGTTTTTCTCTTACCACTCTTAAAAATGATATCGGAATCACTAAAATCAATTTCAGAATCTTTAAACAAAGAATGTACCGATAGGAATTGATTCAAATCGTATACACAAAAATCTTGTGGAAAAGAATCTTTCAGAACGGCTTGTGCCAAAACAGTTTTACCAGATGATACTGTGGTAAGTTTGGTGCCTTTTTTGAATTGAATACCTTGATTGATACTTGAAAAGTTTTTCAATACGGTTAGTGTTTCATTTGATAACTTCATTTATTTCTCCATTATGTAAAATTTTACTGCTCTTTCGAATACATTATATCATGTTCATACAGAAACATCAAGCAGCACATGGCGTGTGCCAAGTGATGTAAACCGGATTCAGGATCAAACTTCTCTCCTTCTTTCCAAGCCCATGTATGCCGTTGCATTGCATCAAAGTACCTACGCTTTGCTTCTGGTACATGGATCCAATTATCTCTTTCATACTTCTGAGCACCAAAAGTTAAAACTTCTGTAAGGGCTTTTAGCCCGTGAGGGGGAACTAAACCATATTCTAATTTACCACCATCAAATTTACGGCCAATATTTGTATTAAAAGCATCTTCATAACCTGGATGATAAGGTGCTTCTTCAACTAGTTTGTTACTTGTAGATTCAAAAAGCTTTGTTCCATAAGTTATTTCTTTACCTTTAACACCATACTTTTTTGTTCCCATTACATTTCTCCAACATAATTAGCAACAGCTGGCATATCTCCTTGGAAATGATATGTACCAATGTGTGCAGTTCTCATCCAAGGACATAAGAAGATTTCTCCACCAATCTTACGCCACATCTGGCAGAACATATAATCTTCTGATAGGTAACGGTCTGAACCACCACCTGTAATAGAATCTTTGGTGTCAATTACTGTATCAAAATAAGCATGAATGTAACGAGTACCATCAAAGTGTGCCTGACCTACATGGTCTGGTTTATATTTGATTTCAGGATAAGCTTCTTTCATTTTGGTAAATACTTCACGCTTAATCATCATGAATCCCGTTCCAATTTCCAAAACATCTAAAGGTTCTGTTACACTAAACTGTGCCGTTCCTTGTACTGGATTGAATACAAAGTCACCAGCAATTTTTTCTAATGTCTGTGGGTCAATGTCAGGATTCTTTATAACACCTTTTTTAATAGACGACCACTTAATTGCTTTTTTAGGATAAGGACCACCAATCACATCTTTGTCTAGTGCCAACATGGCAATAACATCCTGTGGCTGGAAGTGTACGTCAGAATCTATAAACAACATATGAGTACATTCTGAACGATTTATAAATTCGTCAACAAGGTAATTCCTTGCTCTTGTAATTAGTGATTCATTAAACAGAAATGAAAATTTTATATTTACGCCATATTGAATACAAGAACTCTGTAAGTCTAAACAGGCCTTCATGTATAGTCCGTGGTTCATACCACCGTACATGGGTGTGGCCACAAATAAACTTTTCTTTTGTAGTTCTTCTTTTTTGATTGATATTTCCATTTGTGCTCCGTGAATAGTAAAAAAGGGAGTATCTCCTATGAAGAACTCCCTATGCTAGATTAGGCTAAAGAATAACCTGATTTGATAGCCGCCTTAACCAAAGCTTTGGTTGGCTTACCCATGCGATAGAAGGCAACCTTCTGACCATCTACAACTTTTTTATTTGTGTAGATTACATGGCCTTCTTGACGCAGTTCATCAATACGGGCTGAAACATTGGTGATGCCGAAACGGCGTTGTGCTTGTTTGACGGTAAAAGTGTTGTAACCTTCGGTTTGTTGTAAGGCATTCAACATCTTTTGTTTAGCAGATAAATTGCTCATTGTAATACTCCATAGTAAAGTTAAAAAATCCTTGCCTTAAGCAAGTATTCACATCATATCATTTATGTATGTGATTTGTCAAGCGTTTATCGACCAACTTGTGGTAAATATTTCGCTTTGGTATCTTCCCATGACAGGTAAATAAGGTCGTCATAGAAAAGAGTTTCGTAGGATACCGTATTCTTTTTCTGTAATTGCCGAATACGGCCTTTGGCATACTTTGTTTTCCAAATAGTTGCCAATGCTTGTTCACTGGTATCGAATGATTTTACCAATGCCTCATCTGTAATTTCTTTACGGAGAAATTCATTGGTATTATTATAGAGCGGACTAAAATAGATACCACGTTGGTGTTCGGTACGAATCAATTCTTTTGGTATACCAAGTTTAGAATAAGCAAAGTTCAATGAACGATTCTTATGATCACGCTTGAGTGGAAGTCCTTGTGTGTTCTTGGCTTCCCACCATTCAAAATATTTACGAGTATGGTTTTCTTTAATCCAATCGAATACTAATTTTTTAGTCGATCTACTTGGTTCGAAAGCCACAGAACCAGAAGAAAAACCCATAGGAGTCCAATGGTCAAGACCATCATACTGTGAGAGGCCTCCGGTTTTTGTTTTTCCATATAGTGATGTTGTAGTAACGCCGACAAGAGTGTCTCCATATTGCCTCTTCCAATCTGCTTGAACTGTATCAGATAAACACATCAATGCCAATAATTTACCACCCATGTAATTAAAACCAAGTGGTTGTAACGGAACGATGGTGGATCCAATCGCTGTATGATTAATCATATGTTGTTGTGTCTTAACATCTCTCGACCATCCGATTGCATTATCTCTCGGAGTCAAGTCCAGGAAGTCTGAGGAGATACAAATAACACCAAGGTATTTACCTGTTACTTCATCTGTCAAAACATAGAATAAATTACGACCAATGTTGGAATTGTTTTTCATTGTGGATGAAAATGTACGAATGGCATTCCACTTTTCGGCATCAGGACCATTTGAAAGAACCATAACAGGTTTCAATTTCTCATAATCATCAGGTTGTGTTGGCATCCAGAAATTTGATTTCATTTTATCAACCAATTTCTTTTGTTCAGGATCAACCATCTGTGTTTCTTGGCCAAACAATGTAGATACTTCTTGAACTGGATATCTCTCTTTTACTTCACACCACTTTTGATATAAGGTATATTCACGAACATCCATTTGAGAAGCATAAGTTAAGTCCTTGATGAGGACTTCTTTCATGTTACCTTCATCGATGTGTTCAAAGATAGTGTTCTTTTCAGACCACTCTTTCCATTGTTTTTCTACATACTCAATTGGTGTTGCCATTATCGTATTCTCAAACCATTCATAATTTTATTACGCTTCTTGATACCTTGTTGTAATGCCAAAGGTTTTACTTTACTAGTATACACTATTCCATTCATGTGGTCAAGCTCATGTTGGAAACAACGAGCAGATATACCAGAGAATGTAGTTTGTTGCCATTCACCTTTAAAGTCTTGGTATGTTACCGCAACTTCTTCTGGTCTTGTAATTCTTAATGCCAGAAAAGGATAAGAAAGGCAACCTTCCACCATGTGAACTTCCGTTTTAGAATTCAATACAATACTAGGATTGAAAAATGCCACATAATGATCACCCGAACCCATCACAAACATTCTATATGGAAATCCACATTGATTGGCTGAAAGTCCTACACCACGATGTAGTTTACAGGTTTCTACCATCGATGATGCAAACTCAACTGGATCAACCGGTGGATTTTTAAAATCAAATTCCGGCATTACTTCACGGAGAATTGGATGTTGTTCTGATACCAACTCAAAGGTTTTAAATTGTTCAATGGGAGTATTCGGTTGTATTAACGAATCTTCTGTATTAATTTTAATTACATCACTCATTGTGCTATCCTACTAAAGTTATTATGTTTCTCGAATTTAATAATGGATCTAAACTTATCAAACAGTTGGTCTCCTTTGTGTGAGATAACAAACACATTGGTGTCGGTTCCCATCTCATGAAGCAACTTTAAGAATTCTTCTGTACCAACACCGTCTAATGATGAATCAAATACCTCATCTAGAATTAATAGATTGGTATTGGTGGAGTTCTTCAACTTGGCAATCTGACGCCATGTAAACAATAAGGCCAAGTCAATACGCATTTTTTCACCTTCTGAAAAGTTAGCATAAGAGAACTCATCACGGTGCCTACTTTTAATTGTTTCTTCAAACGATTCATTGATATTAAAGTTTACAAAGAAATCCATGGCAGTCAAATACTTATTAATTAACTTATTCATAATAGGTAAGTATTGACGAATAATCTTGGTCTTAATACCAGTATCTTTTAATAGATTTCCAGCAAATTCATAATACTGTTTCTCTACTGATAGTTCTTCCATCTTGTTGAGCAACACGGACAACTGTTGTTTGAGTTCCTTAAGCTTCTCATTTTCTTCCTCAACAGTATCTTTACCAATCGACAACTCATCGATTTCTTTTTGTAATTTAGTAACATAAGCATTAATTGCCGATACCGTGGAATTATGTTTAACAATTTCATTATTGTGTCCAGAAATGTGTTTGTTGATATTAATGATTTCTTCTATTCGTTGGTTTGTTTTAGCAATCTCCGCTGAGATTTCCGTAAGGCCTTCCCGTTGAGTAACGACTTTGGATTTTCTTTCGCTGACTTGTTCTGACTTGAAGTCTCCTTCAATGGTTTGTTTACATGTTGGGCAGTTGTCGTGTTCTTCATAGAAAGCAATGTCCTTTTCATTTTTCTTAATGTTGGTTTCAATCTTTGATTCTAGTTGTAACAACTTCTTACTCTTTTTTTCCACAGAAAGTTTATCTTCAATCTTTCTTTGTAGTACATCAATATGTTTTTGGATTAACTCCACATCTCTTTTAAGTGTAAAGATTTGGTCTACACTATCAGATATTTCTTTTCGTTTCTTACCAATCTCTTCATCACTTCTATTCTTATGGTCCTCAATACTCTGTTTTTGGAAATTAATTCTTTCGGATGTTAGGTCCATTTCGTGTTTGCTTTTAACCGAGAGGTCTTTGATTTCAGCCATTTTCTCTTTAACAACACTATTCATTGAGGAGAAGATATTAATGTCTAATAAGTCCTCAATAATTGCCCTACGATCCGCAGGAGTTAATTGCATAAATGGAACAAACGATGCCGAACCTAATATAACAACTTGAGTAAAGGATTTAAAATTTATTTTAAGAATAAACTTTTCTAGAAACTCTTGATAATCTTTTGCCTTGGCATCTTGGTCGAGTAGTTTATCACCAAGATATACTTCAAATACATTTGGCTTAATACCACGGATAACCTTATAATTCTTTTGACCAATGGCAAATTCAATCTCTACGACACAACCTTGTTGGTTGATAGAGTTTAATAATTGTGGTTTGTTTATCTTACGGAATGGTTTACCAAAAAGGCCAAAGCATAAAGCATCCAGAATTGTGGACTTGCCTGCACCATTATGGCCAATGATTAGTGTGTTGGGTGACCGTTGAAAGTTAATTTCTGTAAAGGTATTACCCGTTGATAAAAAGTTCTTCCAACGGACTTTCTGGAATATAATCATTTATTAAAGTGATCTTTGATTGCTTCACACACAAAAACAGTACCACCAAAAGATGTAATACCGGAAGATTCTAATGTATATTTTCTAGCGGCATCCATACATTCATTAATAATCATTCCGGCAAATAAATCCAAACCTTCTTGGTCCGGATTGTATTTTATTCCACATTTTATTTTAAGTTCTTCAAGTTTACTCATGCTTGCTCCTGATTCAATGCCTCAACATACAGTTCTTTTAATACCGTTTTGAGTTTATCATTATCGATATGTTCTTCTTTAATACCATCCACAAACTTGTTAATAATTGTGATAGTATCTTCAGCTTCAT